AATTACTTGTTTAAGTAATGCTTGTTGACGTATCTCTTGTACGTCTTTTACCTTTTCAGGTAACTCTATCCATGATATCATACATGTGTCTTTCATGCAAGTGTTTATGCGGCTCATTGCTCTTTTTCCTGCTGAATCGTTATCTAAACATAAAACTATTTCTTCTGGTTTGAGTGCTTTAAGTCTGTCTCGTTGTTCATATGAAAATGATGCCCCAAGTAAAGCGATACTTGTATAACCATGTTGAGTTAACCACATAGTATCTAATGCTCCCTCTGTAATACAGATAGTTCGCATCGATTTTATTTTATGCTCACCAAATAAAATGTGAGATTTTTTCAATCCTTTTGAATAAAGATATTTTGGTGTGGCATCTATCCTGCGTTCCATCCATCCAACTAAACGTGACTCAGCATCATATACAGGAATAATCAAATCTCCATATTCATTCATTCCGCAATCCCAAGATTTTAATGTCTTATGAAAAAACCCTCGATCAAAAATCCATTCGGGTACAACGCCTCGTTTACTAGGGTATTCAACTTCTTCTAATTTCTCTGTTAATGGAAATTCATCTTCAAAGAAATCAAAGTCAAATTCAACTGCATTATTTACAACCTTTTGCTGTACACTAGTAATAGATTGTCCAGTCACTTTAGATAAAAATGTTATTAAAGAACCTTGTCCACATCCCGCAAAACATATCCACTTCCCAAGTGTCACATTAATGGAACATGAGGGAAGTTGATCTACGTGAAATGGACAAGAAATATTAAACTGATCATGTTCTAGAGGAACATCTATTCCAGCATCTAATAATAAATTAGACCAGTTGACCACTTTTTACCCTTTAGACTTACGTAGGAACAACACTATGTCGCTTGTGTAACCATTTCGGTCAACTACCTTGCCACGTTTAATGTCGCCAACTGTAATATCAACTTTAGGTTTATTTGGCCCCTTTGAAGTACCACGTTTTACAACAATAGTATCTTCATCAGCTCTAAACAAATCCAAGAATCCCATTACTCTGCTCCTTACTAAAAATTTCCTTCTTCTAAATCGTCATCATCGACGATTGAAAATTCATCATCTTCATAAATTATACCATAATCTACGTCCCAATGCAAGTAATATTCTTCAGATGGTAATACCCCATCTCTATACTTCTGCATTTGAATAAGTCTTTTATCCGTATTATCTTCTATGAGACACATTGCCATAGCTACATCTGCGGCTCTTATTAGGGCATCTCCAAATGCTACTTGATCAGCTCTAGGAGGTTCAAACATATTAGCCGCTTCCCTAGTTGCTTGTGTTGATACCCAAATCGCAGTATTTGTTGCAAGACAAAGATTTTTCATCCCATAAAATAAAGCGTGGGATTGTTCCCACATCGCTTTTTTCCCATCTCCAGAGGAAATTAAATAGATTCCATCTAAAACCACAAAATCTGGTGAGTGTTTTCTCATCAATCGTGCAATACTATTGATAGAAATTGTAGGTTCTCCTTCAATATGGTCACATACTAATAAAGACCTACCATTAAGTTCACGTAGAAATTTTTTATATCCATCTTCATCTATGGGATCACCACTTCGTAAAGCACTATGAGAGAATTTATAGCCCATTTTATTAGCTAATACTACATCTGCTCTAAGACTTATTGCGGCGGTAGGCATTTCCGTAGATATTAATAAGGTTTTATACCCATTCATAACTGCCGTAGCCGCCGCTTCTACACACATCCATGTCTTTCCTACTGTTGGTCTAGCAAACATGGCAATTAATTCTCCGGGTAGCCACCCTACTCCTGTACTATTGAAAGATTTGAAAGGGGTGGGAATTCCCATTAGTCCTTCTCCCATCTTACGTTTTTCTGTACGTGCTTTCCATTCATCAAATCGTTCAGATGTACCATCATTGTATATTGATACATCTTCATCGGTCTCTACTTCAACATCTCCCAAATTAGATATGATAGATGATAAAGCTTTTGTAGGATTTTCTTTTAATATTTCTTTTTGCGACTGAATTGATCCTACAATCTTTCGATAAATTACCTGATTTTTAAATTGAGTTACGGCATAATCATAATTTAGAGTTTGTGCTGAAACATCTAACGTAGGATAATTCTCAGCTAATGTAGCTGGCGACGGAGTTTCTTTATATTGATCCACATAACTAACAATAAAAGATAATACTTCACCGTGTTTGGCAAAATCTTTTGCGATATATCTAAAATTTTTAAAATTAGCTGGGTCTGTTAGATTAAACAAAACCCCTGATTCAATATATTCAAAACTTTGCATACTTACCTCGCTATATACATTACTCTTGGGCTATTACCATGAACATAACATGATACGCCATCTTTTGCTTTATCATTAGCGACTTTCTTTGCTTCAGAAAAATCAGGGAAAGTTCCTTCTATCCAAACTTCTTGGTCACGTATAGAAATTACTCTAAATAAACCTTCTGGAGCTTCACGACTCATAAGATCAGTTGATTTTAGTTGTTTTCGTTGAGGATTGGTTTTTATAAATCCCCCTTTTCGATTTCTAATTTGTCTTGGCATGTGCCCACTCCATTAACTTAGCTTTAAGTTCTTTTCTTTTTTGTTCGGATGATGCGGTAGGAAGCCATTTAGAATTTAATAATATATATTTTCTCCAAACCGCTTTAATTTTATCATTACCATAAACCATAACTTTATAATACATCTCTGCATTATGTTTTGTCAAGTAATAATTAGCATCAAAACCTTTAATAATATATTTAAGCGTAATATTATCAGAATTATTATTTACACCGTTATAAAGTCCTGATAATACTTTAAATAAACTGTATTTATTAATAGCTTGTTTTATTAATTGAAGATCAGAATTAAGTTCAATTTTTTCAGATAGTTTACTTTTTGCAAAATATTTATTTGAATACGGCTTCTTATGTTTCTTTGAATAAATCCATTTAAATGCTTCTCTTACTTCATATGGATTATATTCTTTTAAAGGTTTTCCGTTCCGTTTAACCATAGTAAAACTCTTTGTTCTGCTTGTCCACCAAATTTTTGTTTTATTCTATTCCGAATTTTATAGGCAGATTCTTTTAATGTAGCAGAAATTTCATCCATTGTCAAATTTTCCATGCGTAATTTTAGGAAATTTTCTTCTACAGGAGATAAAGCTAGTTCATCGAAAACAGAAGTTATCATTAAATTTGAATCCATATCCAACTTTGTAGACAATACCTCATATAATGCTTTAGAAGCTTTTCCTGAATTTCTCCATGGAGTACTTTCTTGCTCTTGATAACCTAATAAAGCATCTAAACTTTGTGGTTGTGGACGACGTTGAGCTTTTGTAATTAAAGTTCTTATCGTATTAATCATTGTAGTATGTAAATATGTATGAAAAGATACTTTCCTATTGGGATCAAATCCTTTTGCAGCTTTTAATATGGCTATTCGTAACTCCTGTGCTATATCTTCTCTATCCATTCCCCTAATTGATGTCGTTTGTAACATTCTATTTATTTTAGGTTCCCATTGTAATATTAAATCATTATCAATTTTTATTTTTTTGTGAGTCGAATTTTCCATTGACTGTTACCTATTTCCTCTATATCTATTTCATAACCCCTTTTCAGTGCTTGAGAAGGTATTGTTGACAAGGCTGGAGAATGATCAGTTAAAACATCTAATATTTCAACTCCGGGAAGATTATCATCAAGTTCTTCATTTGTTTTCAGCATTGGGTAGGGACAAATTTCCCCCCGTACATCAAGAACTGGAATTTTATTTTTAGTTTTTTCGATCATAATTTCAATTATATCATATAAGGTCTGGTGGGTCAATCTCTCGTCGTTTGAGTTGTTCCTTTAATCGAAGATCGTAAGTACTTTCATCTTTCCATGCTTTATAAACACATTTTTTACTACAATAAATATATTTACTAGGAGAATTTTCTAATTGCCATCTTCGACGTTTAAAAGATTTCCTACAAAACTTACAATTAACTAGAATATAATGATATTTATATCGACAAGCATCATGAATATGATGTATTCGCTCAGCACGGGTGGCAGATTTAGGGATATCTTCTCCACAAGCCCGACAATCTATGCGTCTAGGTAAATTCTTTCTGGCTATGAGTATACTTTTAGTAGGTAATTCGGCTTCCTTTAAAACTTTATGAACATATGATTTATATACACCTACTTCATCCGCAATTTGTGTTAGGCGTATTATAGGATTTTCTGTACGTAATTGAATAATTTGTTCACGTTTAGAACTCATCTGTGGATGCTTGCTGTCTTTCGTATTCTTTTACCCACTCACTTACCTGAGTTCGCCAAAGAGCAATTAAATAAGCTGCGTCTACAGCTGCTGGATCATCTATCCTTTTTATGTAGGGAGATGCTGCAACTACTCTAGCCCATTGTGCGTCTGTAAATGATACTGTTATATCAGGCATTATTTTTTCTCCTTTAATTCTTTAATCTCTATGGATAATTCTTGAATTGCTTTTATTAATATTGGAATAAATTCCGTATATCGTGCCCCATACATACCCGTAGTTTTATTATAGGTTATTCCACCAAAATTATTTAAAGAATTTATACTATATTTGTTAAGTGTTTCTACAACATCTTGAGCTATTATACCATAATGAGTCGTATCATCTGTTTCTTGTTTCCAATTATAAGATATTGGATTTAAATCATTAATAAAATCTAATCCTAAAGAAGTAGGTTGAATATTTTCTTTAAGATTCCTATCAGACGATACGTTTACAGCATTAGTTGAATCTATATCCGTGAACCAACCCTTCTTCCATCTAGCGGCGGTAGTACCCATACTGAAACCAGTTGAACCATCTGTAGAATTAATTAGGGGATATATACATGTAGAACATACTCCTAAAACACCTGTTCCATTCGCAGAAAAAGCTACGTTGTTAGCAGTTGGATTGTACATACCTGTATCGTTATCTGAGAGAAAAGAAATAGACGGAATTGCAGCAGTTCCAGCCCCTGCCCAATGATAGAACGAATTAACCCCAACTAAAGCGTTATTATATCCAAGATAGGCATAGTTATAAAATTCACCCCCAGCCGAATTATTATCTATAATAGGTTCCAAATGAAGCCGACTAACGTCACTAGTTTCTGGTTCTGAATACATAGTCCAAAATGAAGAATCATGGGTAGTAGCACCGGGGGCATTAGCACCC